AAGTGACTGGCACTGTCAGATGCCATGTTATCTTCATCTTTAATTGAAGTTCCACTTATTGTGCTATTTAATACTGCACTTGTTAAAGTTTTGTTTGTTAATATTGATGTTGAACTATTTGTGACTAAAACAGAATCACCGCCAGTGCTTGGCAGTGTTAAAGTGTTAGTAGCAGATTCTGAGTGTGGTGCACCAATAAGTGTCTGTGCGTGAGCGTTACTAGACTCACAATAAAATTTAATCTGTGATACAGCACCGCCATCATTTTTAAGATCAATAAGACCACCTTCAATAAATAAATCATGAGGTAAAGTTACATGATTATTTGCGTCTTCAATAACTGATTTTGATGCAGGTAAAGTTACAAATACATTTTTTGTTCCTGCTGAAAAATTCACCGCACTATCAGAATTTGATGATGAGATAATAGTAGTTCTAGCTAAAGTGCCCGCTCCTACTGTACCTAATCCAACTTCAAATTCTGCATTAACAGTGTTTACAATTGCATAATACGTTGTGTTTGTATTTCCAATTGCACTAGAAAAAGTTTCAAATCCTGTTACTGCTCCTGCAAGAGTAAAAGTACCCGTACCAGTAGTGGTAGAGGTTTCTTTAACTCTATCGTTTACGACTAACGCCATTTAATTCTCCTTAACCAGATATTCTTAATATAGCTGCTGCTGTAGTAAATGCCGGGAACTGTATTGTGAAAGTTCCTGATGTAGCTGTTTTATCCGCTCCAAAATCTAAAACTGCAACTGCTGCATTAGTAACTGCAGAAGATGTATTGTAGATTAATGCACCTCTAGCTGTCAACGTAACACCTGTAAATGATAAATCTGCAAAGTCGACAATTGCAACACCTGAAGCAATTGAAGTATTCTGACCTGTTAACTTATCACCACCAGCTGCGTAAGTACCTGTATTACTAACTTCGTTACTAGCAGTATAAGCAGTTGTTGCTGAGTTTAGAGTTGCTGAAGAAGTATAAAGCGCTAGCTTAAAAACATCACCACCAGATGATTTAAAATTTTGATCACCTTCTAGTAATTGTTTTTTAAAAGCATTTGCAATCGCTTGTGTTATAGCCATAGTTTATCTCCTTATTGTTTTCCTATTCGAGGAACACCCGCTTGATATTCATCTCGTCTTCGTCTTCCCATTTGTTCAATTGAGAATCCTTTGACGGCTTCAGAATATTTTTTATCATATAACTGGAGCATGTCAATGGGCCCTTTTAAAAAGCCGTAAGCTTCTATTAGGCATGCATACAATAAACCGTTGGGAAAATTTTGACTTATGTATGTAGTGGTATTTGTAGCAGATAAACCAGGGTCTTTCAAGATATAGTTCAGCTGAATTGTATAAGTAGCATCGGGAGTGGGAGCTACTACGATGTTCTGTTCGTCCCACAAGCTGTAATATTTAGGTACTCCAGTAGTTTCTGTAGGATTAAATTCAGACATAAAACTTGTATCTCTATATTGTAAAAAATCTCTATTATTTGGTTGAGAACTTCCGTCTGAGTCTACTATTTGTGCAGATCTAACAACTAATAAACCTGCAGGTCTTCCAATAAATCTATCAGAAGTAATTAAATTAGCTGTATCATATCTTCTGTTGTTATCTGAATCAACTTCTCTAAGAATTCTAAATTCAGCATCTTCAATAAATCCATTTATAATTGTTGAAGTTAAAACATTTGAATTCACTTCTGTGTAATCTCTAATTTTTTGTACTAATTCTGTGTATGTCATGATCTATCATTAACAGGTCCAGCTAAACATTGGAACCCGCCTCCCGTTTCTGTGCTAGTTGCAGCACTTATTAAATTAAAAGTAAAACTGTTATGCTCTGTAACAGTTGAAGGTTGACCCGCTTGCTCTACTACTGTTGGAACCATCGTTACGGCATAAGCACTGTAAACTTTTGCTCCACTTGAGTGTGTGCCTGCGGGTGTGTTTTTGGGAGTCTGTCCTCTAAAAGGAGCAGCTGTTCCTCTAACACAATTTGATAAAACATTTCCGGTATTACCATTATAAAAAATGGTTTCAGTTTCAAACAATCCAGATGTTTCATTTATTTTTTCAATTGCAATATAACCTTGACTTGGAAAAGCAGAAGAGTCTGTTAAAGTAATTGAAATATCTGTTGCAGTAATGTTTCCATTTAAAGTAGTTTCTAGTTGTAACGTAGAAATGGACACTCCACCTACGGGACTTTTAACATCATAAAATCTTATAAAGTCTCCATTTTGATATCCACTAAATGGAAAACTTACAGAAACTTGAGTTGAAGTATTTGTCATAGTAAATGGATTTTTTGGTAAAAAATCTGTTGTTGGAAATTCTGTTCTTGCCGGTCTTGGATGAGGCAATCCTTGTGGGTCTGCGGTGTATGGTTTAGGTTCCAATTGTGGTTGCTTTGGTTCATACTCTGAAGTATGTACTCTTGCACCATTCCATTCTTTAACCATTTCTCTATAAGGATATGCAAGACCTGATCTATCTGAAATAAATAATGCGTATCTTCCTTTTGCTGTATTTCCCATAATTATATACTCGGATAGTAAGTTCGAGGTGAAATGTAAACACTAGCAGAAGAACCATCTTCTTCTAGAGCTCTAGCCAATTCATCCTCATAAATTAATTTTGTTTCTTGTATTCTTGGTTGTGCATATTTCATAGATAGATAATAAGTTAAACCTGCAACCATGCAAGGTACAAATCTATAAGGTACATCTGTTGCATTAGTGTAGGCACCTGCATCTTGAATTCTTTTTTCATAATAAAAATTAATAACATCACCGTTTTGAGAAGCGCCTGGTGTTAAATAAACGGTTATTAAAATGTGATCAACAAATCTCTGAACAAAATATTGTGAGGGTTGTCCTGTAGCTGTTTTATTAGACAATGCCTGATATTGAGATCTATTTATTTTTTCTAAAGGTGAATCTACATTAGAGTTATTTCTGTATGAACACTCTAAAATTTCTGTAGCTTGATTTACAAAATTAGTAACCGTATCGCCGCTTGAATGAGTAGCTGCAGTAGTTCCATTAGCCCCACGTGTTACTCCAGTGAGCTCTAAATTACTAAATCCAGTGTAAGAAATATTTTCAGATCCTACGTTGATAGTGCCTGTGGTTGGCATGTTGGTTATAGAAGCTAATGTAATTCCTGTAGTAGCTGTTGTAGAAGTAATAGCTGCTGACAATGTAGATGTTACTCCATTAGAATTACCGTCAGACGTTGATCTAAAAATTTTATATTCGTTCTGACCGTTTGCTAAAGTAATATTAGTGTTTGCCACTTCCCAAAAATGAAGGCCTCTATTACCCCACTCCTGAAACATTATGTTTAACGATCTTCGAGCAGTTTTTAAATTATAGCCACTCATGTCAAATTGACCAAGTCTGTTATAAGACTCTTCAATTATCTCGTCGATCGAAAACGTTTTGTCAAACGTTGTAGTGCCAGAAGTGGTATTAGCCATTTAATTACCCCGCTGTTAAACCTGGTCCTGAATATTTGTCCGTCAATAATGTGTAAGCTGCAATATTAGTTTTAGTTTTACAAAAAATTCCTTTTGGAAACAAAATTCCTTCTTCAGGAAATGAAAAATTAATTACATCTCCAGTTGGAACATCACCAATAAACAAAGTAGATCCAGAATTAGAGGTTGTTGTTAGTTCTAAAACACCAGCTCCACCACCATCAGAAGAAATTATAATACCTCTTAGTCTAATAGGCTGACTAATGATTGCACTAGCTCCAGCTGCTGCAGTCGATCTTGTTGCTTGTATATCTCCATTACTTGCCATATTTAATCTCCTTAAAATTTATGTGGGGCCTAAGCCCCACACTAATTATTTATTAACTTAAATTAGTATTTTGTTGATACAAAATAGTAATTCTAACTTCACCAGCACTTGTAGCTGCAGAGTTAGTTACGTTAAGTCTTTGGTCAGTAGTTCCGATATCTTCCCAAGCTAAAGCTCCACCTGCTTGAGTCGTAGGGTATTTTCTACCAACAGTAGTTCCAATTGCAAATGTGTTAACAAGAGCAGTAGCTGCTCCTCCAACAAAACCAACACTAATGTTAGTAGCACCTGATGCTGCTGTAATACTGTCAAAAACACAATCAATAATTTGTGAGTTTGCTGGAATAATTACATTTGTTGCTGATGCAGCAAGTGCTCCTCCAGATAAGTCAACTGCAAAAGTTTGTGCCATTACAACTTGACCAGTATTTTTCATGTCTTTACCAACAGTGGTACCTGTAGTATTTGAAATCGTTCCCGCTTTTATCGGTCCCGAAAATGTAGTTGATGCCATAATTATATCCTCCTAGTTTCCGAACATAGTCTCTAGGCCGTCGACTATACGCGTCTATGTTCTAATTAATTGTATAGTGTATTTTTTATATACTAGTTTTGAGTAGAGTGCAAGAGAGCCTGTAATGTGGAGTGGATTTTTTCCAACGATGTAGCTTTTTATTAAGTAGCTACTGAAACTTCAGGAGCAACGCCTTCTACAGCGTTTTGTCTATGGGCAATAGCTGCTTCTTCCAACTTGATCTCAGTAATGACTTGTTTAACCTTGTCATCAATTCTGACCATTTCAAGAGTATATCTATTATTGTCAATATGCTCCTGTTCCCACTTCAACTCCAAGGACCTTTTTTGTTTGTATAGGTCTTGTATCATTTATAACCTCTTCAAAAGTT